GTCGGCGTGCCCGTGATGTCATAGAGCGTCTGTTGCGACTGCGTGGACGTGATCGGATCGTTGGTATCCTGATTGATCTTGACCCATAGAATATGCACGCAATCGGCCGGGATGGGGTAAGCCGTGTCCCAATCGGTGTCCTGCGGCGGTGTCGGGCTGGGAACGAGCGTGACGACCATGGCAGCGTAGCCCCAAGAATGGCTTTCCATCGCGTAGCCGAGGCCGCTATCGTAGGCTGGCGAGGCGGTATTCCACTCGTCGGAGCCGTCATTGGCGACATTCACGGTGTTGTCGCCCGTGGCCGCCAAGGCATTATTGATGACGGCAAGCTTATCGATGGGCCAAGGAAAGCTCATGCTCGACCATGCGGCGAGCCGAAAAATATGGGCAACGCACGGTCACCACGTCCAGACGGAATAGGCATCGCCGCTGGTACCGGTAATGCTGAACGCATTGGACATGATGTGGCCGTTCTGATCCTGGCAGTAGAAGACCCCGCCCTGAAGGGTGGTCGACGGAGGCTGTATTTGTAACGCGCCGGATGAGTTAATGTTTGCGGCCGTGGCCGTTCCAGGAAATACGTACATGAAATTCGCGCCTTTATCCTGGACCGCGCAGCCGTGCAGTGGCGCACCGGTATTAGGATTAGAAGCATTGATAATGTTCTGAAAAGTATTTGTTGTCGTGATGGTCGTCGTAGCGGGCGTCGAACCGCCGACGATAACGGTATTGAACTCGTCCGCAGAAGCGGCGAGCGAAAAAAGGAAAAGTACGACTGCAAGCGCAATCCGTCTCATGGCACAATCCTATTCGAGCCCTCCGGACGGGCAACGCACGATCAGTTATTGGTCGGATTGGCGTTGACGATCAGTGACAACTGCACGCGTGGCAGGAAATAGTGCAGCACCGCCATTTCCTCCTTCACGCCCTCCATGTCTTTTTCCTCGTAATAAAGACCGGCAAGATCCCGCCGCAGATCGAAAGTGAAGGGATCGGTGTCCAGCGCATCCTTGATTGCCGCGATGGCCTCGTCGCGCGAGCCTTTCCAGCGCACCGCGGCGTAATAATAGGCCACGCCCAGCCGATAGCGGTGCTCAAACGGATAGAGGCGTTTGGCCAGTTCCATGTGGCTCGCGCCAGCTTCGCCACCGATGCGCCAGCCAGCCGTGAATTGATTTTCGGCGCAGAATACCGCCGATGCGTAGAGGCTCGCGAGCAGCAGACAGACGACCCGCGCACAAAGCAGCAAAGGCCGACGTGACCGGGAAGTGGAGCGGAAAGCCAAAGCATTCCTCCGTCATGAAGGCGAGCAGCACGAGCCGCTCGGGACCGAATGGCCCGGTGAGCGCACACGCAAGCAACGCCACATACAGAAGGACGCCTGGACCGAGTTCGTAGGTCATCTCTAGAAAATCGTTGTGGGTATTCGCCGGCCGGGACACGAGCGTGTTGAAATCCGGCGCATGGCTCGGAAAACGGGCGAAGAACGAGCCGATGCCGGACCCGAGCGGCGTCAGGCCGTTATATGTCTCGGTCCAGATCAGTAGCCGTTCGGCAAAGCTCGTGCCGCCATGCGTCGGGGAATAGATCACATAGGCGACTGCCCCGCAGATCGCAGCGAGGACGAGCGCCGTGGCAAGAAGCCGCGAGCGCGTCCAGACAAAGCCGCAGGCAGCGATGAACAGGCCGGCAAAGGCGCCGCGGCATTCGGCGAGCAAAAGCCCCGGCACGACCGGCAGCATCCACCACCATAGCCGCGCGGCAGCGAGAGCAACGACGACCAAAGCGGCCGGCTCGCCGAGATAATTGGAGTTGACGAAGAAACCGGCCGGCGGTGGCGTGGTGTGCGGGATGTAGTTCCAACCATACCATTGCGCGATGGCGATAGCGCTATTGATGCCAAATCCGATAGCGAGACCGATATAGACCGGCCGCAGCGATGAAAGGCTCGAACCTATGCAGAACATACCGGCCAGCATGAACAGCTTGATCATCGCATCGACGCCATCATAAGGCGCGATGCTCCACGTCAACGTCAGCGCCGCCCAGGCGATCAGACAGCCGCCAAGCAGATGCTCGATACGCGGTTGGAACGGCAGCCACAGCGCGGCGCACGCGGCCAGTACGACCATTGGATTGCGCAGCACGCTCGCCGGATCTGTCGTTGCCGGCATGAAAGCAATGCTAAGCGCAAAGGAAAAGACCCCGGCACAGAGGCCGGGGCCAAGTCTTGGGAGAATTAAAGCTAGGAGTTTACTGGCAGCGCGCACGCACCGAACTCAGAAGTAGCCGTAGATCACGGTCACGGCGAGCGAAGCACTGCCGAACGTGCCGGATGCGGCCGTGAGATAAAGATTGGTCGCCGAGCTGGTGGCAAAGACACGCCCAGCCGTAGCAAAGGCGGCGTCCGATACCACGGTTGTTGAGAGCGCCGCGATAAAGACCGAGCCCGACAGGATGTTGCCGGCGCCGGATGTCGTGCCAACACGCAGCAAACCCGACATTGCCGAGCCGCTCGTTTCCTGCACGATAATATCGCGGATGAACGTGCCGACTGGAATTGTCAACGGGCCAGCATTGGTGACGGTGATTCCGCTCAACGTGACGGCGGCATAGGGCGAGCCGACCGTAAAGCCTTGCGAAACGAACCAGCCGATATCAGCAGCCTGCACCACAAGGCACCCGGCGGAATTGATGCCGTAGGCATTGTTGGTATTCGGATTGACCACACGGCGCGGACCTTCCGGCTTGCCCGATTCGGTCGGCGCGCACATGACGACTGATGCGGCTCGCGCCGGCAAAATTGCGAGCGGCGCAACGAGCGCAACGGCGAAAAGCAGCGACGCCGCGAGAGAGCGAATCTTCGATTTCATGGACGTGCTCCTGCTTGTCCGAACTGCGGATCATGTGCCTGCGCCCGGATAAGCGCATCGGCTTCCGCCGCGGCCATTTCCTCGGCTTCGACCTGCGCGCGGCCGGGCTTCTGGCCCTTGGGCAGATCAAGTTTGAAACGCTTTTCCTCGACTTCCATGGCGAAGCGGGCATCGACGCCCCACAGCTCCACCTTGATCGGGCCGCCGTTCTTGTCGTGCCAGTCGAGATAGGCGATCTTGTCCGCCGTGTATTTGCGAAGCTGCTGCTTGTAGCGGTCGCAGGCATCTTCATATTCGACTTCGGCGGCAGCCTTGTCGGCACCCTTCAATGCGGCATCGGGCTTGGCCGGCTCATTGGGTGGTTCCGGACGCTTCGGCCCCATATCCCAAAGCTCGACCTTGCCGTTATTCTTGACGCGATTGAAGGGAATGCTCGACATCAGAGTTCGATCCGTTCCTTGCTCGGCTCTTTGGCAGCAGGTTCTTTGGCCTTTTCCTTGGCCGGAAAAATCTTGGCCTCAAGCCGCGCGACGCGCTCCTCGATCGTGAGGACTTTTTCTTCCGCGACGATCTCGTAGCGGTCAGGCTCGACCGCGACCGCATGCTGCGCATCGACGTGATGCATCTCAACGGTCTTTTTTTCGTGCTTGTCGTGGACCTTGATTGTCATGTCAGATCACCGGAAGGACTGCGATGAAAGCTTCGACGCTGATCGAAGGCGTGTTGGCCGCAGTCAGATAGACCGACACATATTCGTAGATTGAACCGGCCACGTTGTTGGTGAAGAACAACTCATAACGTCCGGTCACGCTGTTGGCGCTGTTGGTATTGCGCAGCGACGTGCCGACGCCGAGCTGTATGCCACCGGCGGCCTGCACGTTGCCGAGCCCGAAGTTCGGATCGTTCGAGACATAAACGTCGAACTGATAAGTGCCCGTGCCGGTAACCGTGATCGCGGTCACATCCATGACGAGGCAGGCATCGATGCGCGCTTGCTCCAAGGGCGAAGTGCCCTGGTTGCCGCCGAGATCGATGACTGATTGGACGCCGCCGACCGTCAGCCAGCCGCTTGCCGTATACGGCGCGGCGTTATCCGCCACGAGCAGATTGACGTCGAAATCATATGTGCGGTCATTAGGGAAGCCCATTCCGTCCTCCTTGGCCGCTCAGGCCGTGATCGCCGCGTTCGTCCAGCTATCGAGCCGGGCGATGCAGTATTTGTGCTCGTCGACCATGCCGACGTCCCAATTCAGATGCGTGCGATAGGTCTTGCCGTCCTGCAGCAAGCCGATGTCGCGGGCTTCCATCGGCCGCAATTGCAGACCGCGCAGCCGCTGCTCGCCGAGCGAGACGACATAGAGCGAAGCCGTGACCGCGGCGCCGCCACCGTTGCCGACTTCGATGAAGTCGAGCATGTAGGGATGATCGTCCTTCGGATAACCCCAGAGGAATTTCAGGCCGGCATAGGATGCTTTCAGGCCGCCGACGCCGGTATCGCCGGACACGTCGAATTCCTGCATCACGAAGCCAGACAGCGTGGTCGTACGCGCCAACTGGATCCAGAGCGGGCGCGAGAGATAGGGCGCGATAATATGCGTCGGCCGATTGACCGCGTTGATCGCCTTGTCGAGATTGGCGAGCGACAGCGCGGCACCGCCGGCGGATGTCGAATTGTGGATGTCGCGCGAGTATTTGTTGGAGCGGACCTGTAGGCCGTTGAACACCCGCGGATTGGTCGACTGATCACCCTTCACGACAGTCGTGGCCCAAAGCTGGCCGAACGACGTCATGCCCATCATTTCTTCGTAATTGCGTCGTTCCGGGCCGTGACGATCGACGATCGCGCGATCAACATCGATGTCATGATCGATGATCGCAGTGTTTTCCTGCAGCGGCGTGATCGTGCCGTGTCCGGAGCTGGACTGTTCGTTGATCGCGCGGAACTGCGGCGTCGGCAGAACGGCCTGGCGGTAATAGACAAAGTTCGAGCCCTTCAAACCCTCGAAAGGCAGCGCGTCGAACAAATCCGTCGACTTCGCGAACATCTCGATCGGTGGCCGGCGGACATCCTCCTTGGCCATGGACTTCGCATATTCCGCGACCGTCATCAGATTATTGGCAGCCATGGATCAAGTCCTTCCCTCTCAAGGTTTCGATGCCGCGGGCGAATACGTCCACGAACCAAGCGCAGTGTTTGGCGTACCCCCCGCGCTTAGTCCGGTGATGGTTCCCGATGTGACCGTTCCGACGCCGCGGCCAATCTCTTTCTCGATCGTCTGCAGAACGCCAAGCATGTAGGCGACTTCGGCTGCCTTCGATTGGAAAGCCGGCGACGGATCGGTGATGGTGATGGAAAGAACGGTCATGCCGCACCATTGGTGTGGCGTTCGGCATAGGCCTTCTTTTCCGTGTAGCTCATCTTTTCGTAGGTCGCATCATCGACACGCGCGCGCGTGTCAGCATCGCGTCCGGTCTGCCGGAATGTGCCAGTGCCTTGCGAGGCAAAGCGCGCGACAAGCTTTTCGGCGATCTCGACATCCTTCGCGGTGAACAAACGTGCCGCGAGTTGTGCACCGTCGCCGTCGCCGAGATGCGCCTTGAAAAATGTGGTGATCGCTGTGACGCGCGCGGGTCCGGCGGCGCCGAGCTTGGCTATTTCGGCATTCCGCGCGGTGTTGATGGTATGCGCGTCGGCGACCTGCGCGCCGGCATAGAGACCGAGCAGTTTGGAGAAATTCTCCTGCGAAATGCCCATCGTGTGGGCCATGGTCTTCGCCTGCGCGAGCAGCGGATCGCCATCCTTGAACTTGAAGTCGATGCCTTCCGGCGCCTTGAAGTCGGACGGCAACTCGATCTTATAAGCGTCGGGATTCTGCGGCAGCGTCAGCCGCTTCGAATCCTCGGCGGCTTTAAACGCGACGTGCTCGTTGATGTAGCTGGCGAAGGCCTTGTCGTCTTTGACCTTGCCGGCCGTAGCATCCCAATGGGATTCCGGAATGTATTCTGGGCGCGAAGGTGCTTGGGTTTGCTGAGTTGACGCGGCCTGCTGCGTCGCCTGACTAGCTTGGTCGCCGGTCTGTTGGGTCGACGTCTGGGTTGCCGCGGAGGAATTCCCTTGCGCTGACGTGCTTGTTGCCGCTTGGCTGGTGCCTTGCGAAGACGACTGTGTGCTCGTTGTCTCGTCCGCCACTTGCTTCGATTCCTGCGGCCATGAGGCCCATCAATTCGGAGGCGAAACTGCGGCGACCTTCATTTCTTGGCAACGCACTCTCAGGAACGGAGACCGACGCGACGGCACAGAGCGTCTTCTGCAAATAGAAA